CTGGTGCGGGCCAAGGGGCCGGCCATAGATGGCCTGTTTAATCCAGCAGAACTACGGGCCGCAGGTATTACAGACTTGCCACAACTGTGCAAGCGATATATCAACAGTCGTATTGATACCAACTATGAAAATTTATTGCCAGACTTTGGTGCCTGGTTACAAAAAAATACAACACCACGCAAGTTTAATAATATTGTAGAATATCTGCAAAGTCCCAGGAGTAACATGGACGGAATCACCGCGGCATTCACAGCATTTTTAGGACTGCATGAGTTAAAAATGGACATGCTACAGCAGTTAGATCTACAGCAACCCGGACAAGAAGGGTGGGTGTTGGCCACTCCGGCCGGTCGTGCTAAATTAGTAAATCGTTTTGGATTTAGTGCGGCCAATCGTGCTCAAAACAATCCAAAACCGGCAGGTTCTTAAACCCAATCTCCGCTTTTTAATCCGATCGGCTAAATAATAGCAGGACCTCTGAGTCCACATATTAGGAGATTTAAATCATGGCGTATATTACAGTAGTTTCGGGCGGAGCCCAACCAGTATTTGCAACAGACGTATTGAACGGTCCAGTTGCACAAACCGCTAACTTAGCTGCCGGCGGTCCTGTTAACTTCCAAGGTCCTAAATTAGACTTTTTCTCGTTGACAGCAAACAGCTCTTTAGCAGTTAGTGGTGCAGGTAATGCAGCAGGCTATGTATCAAACGTATTGCAAGCTATTCAGCAAACAAGTACAGTTGCTATGTATCAAGTTACACCAGCTTCACCAGCAGTGTTGAACTTGGCTATATTCCCAACAGGTGCTTATACTACAGCTACTTTGGTTACAGCTGCTCAAACAGCCAACTCATCGGGCGGTTTGAACATTGGTATCCCAACAGGAAACGTATCAAACATTGCAGCTTTCCAAACTGTCTAATTAGTTTAGAAATTGTGATACAACTAACCCTGGATTTATTCCAGGGTTTTTTATTGGCGGTTAAATATGCACATAATGAAATATGTGTACGAAAGTCCCGATTCTGGCCGAACTGTGTATGAACGTGTGGCCGGCACTCTAGATCGTGTCATGGTCAAAGACGAAACCGAACAAGAACGTGATGATACTAATCGCTGGTGTGCCTGGCGAGATATTTTGCGGGCAGCCAAGCATAATCCAGCATTAAGCGAGGCTCTAGATTGCGCCCAAATAATCTATGAACTAAGCAGGCAGGATCAAATTGAAAAAGGTTAAGGCCCATACTCACTTTGACATCACGGCCACGGGAGTAACCGGTCATTATCGTCCTGCACGTGGGCCATTTCGTGATAGAACCGGACAAGAAATAAACAACGCAGACACCTGGAATCGTGCTAGAAATCAACAGCGCAATTGGGAAACACTCACGCAACTGATCAGTTTACGAACACAAATTGATAATGTTGTAGAGCCGGTACAGAATCAAGAGCAGTGGTATTTTGAATTCACTACAGAAACTGAGGTATTCAATGATGGAACCGATCCTGTAGGTGTATTAAAAGCTGATTCCGATGGAGTACCCATGTTGATCTCGTTAGATAACCGCGCAGATATTGATCCCGTGCTGATCACATCCGGCACCAGACAGAATATCTGGTTTGCATCTGAAACCATAAATATAGAATAGGAAAAATAATATGGTTGAAGCTACTGATATTGAAAAGAAAAGCCTGGAAGCACATGTAGAATTATGTGCTGAAAGATATTCAGCGTTAGAAACACGCCTAGATGATATTGACGAAAGAATTACTGGGCTAAGCCGAGTGGTCAATGAAGTGCGTGACATGGTAGTAAAAATGTCAGAAAAACGTAGTGAACAACTAATTGGATGGGGCATGGCTGTAATTGGTGCGTTGACCGCAACCACTGGATATCTACTGGTACACTACGTCCTTAAATGAACACCGATAAAGAATTTGAACGAGCTCTAAGAGCCGAGCTTAAAGAGATCCTGCCCAATACGATTTGGCGCAATGATGATGGAGTATACTCAGTATTTGGACATTATCGTATTGAACCAACTCGTCCTGGCTATCGAGTATATTGTTCCGCCACCGAAGTGGGCATATTTAACAGTACTAAAACAGCACTAAGTTGGTGTATAGCCGACAAGTATCAGGCATACAATTTGGCCCGAGAATTGTTGGAATTAGATACCAAACTAGGTTCATTGACAGCGGACATAGCAGTTAGAACCGCTGTGGGAGAACGTAGCACCAAATGGGAATTTCGTGACGCCATTGGAACTAAACTAGAAACCAAAATTATCCGTAAAAAGCAAGTGGAAAATGAACTGGCCAAATGTGTAAACTGGGCTAAATATTGTCAACAAAGAGGATTTAATAATGAAACTGCAAGAACTGGCCGTAATCAGCCCAACAAAACAAGCCGCTAGGGTTTTCGAGAGTTATTTTGGTAGCTCTGTTCCTTTTGAACAACTAACCAAACGTCAAGCTCAACACATGTTGACCCGTGTGCGTGGATTGATTAAAGAGCATCGCGGACAACCAGCGTTTCATCGCAGTGAACAGAATCCTGCCTATTTAAAATTGGTTGTTATGGAACAAGGGTTAGCCAGTAAAGTAAATGAAGATATGCCAGTGGCATCAGGCGGAGTTGCAGCCCCGGCCGTCAATCCAGCGCAGGTAGGCATGGACATGGCCAAAGCCAAAAAAACTGCACAAGATACACTTAAACAATTGCAAGATCAAAAGAAACAACTTGATTTGCAAATTGCAGCCGCACAAAAGGCAATTAGTCAACCTGCAATGGGCATGGCCGAAAGCCGCCGTCGTATTGCAGAATCAGAAGTACAACAAGCTCAAGTTGTCCTGGCCTCACAAGACATGGTTGATCAGGTACAAAAAATGATCGAACAAGTAACGGCCATGCAGTTCAAAGACTTGCCAGCCTTGGTTGATCAAGTTAAAAACCAAATTGGTGCAGATCAAGCAATGAGCTTCAATCAAGAAGTTACCGGTGCATTAACAGGCCTGACACAAAATTTACAAGGTAGCAAGACACAACTCGAAGGCGCACTTGGCGTAGTCACTGGCCAAGCCCCTACAGTTCCAGGTGAAGACATGGGTGCTCCTGCCGCCGACATGGGTGCAGAAGAATTACCAGCCGAATTACCGGCACCGGGCGAAGAAGAAATTGATGTGGATCTCGAAGAACCTGCAGCAGGTGGTGCAGCCGATCTAGGTCGCGCTCGTAGATAATGAGACTTGTTGAGTTTGCCACGCCAGACTCACAGAAACTTTTAGCATTGACAAAGTTTCTATCTGGTCGTGCTGACGATACCACAGCCAAAAAAGAAATTAGTCAAGCCGCATTTATTGATCTAGCTCAAAGTCTTGGGGTGAGTATTAATCCTGATGGGTTGGTTGACCTAATCAGTCAAGAACCGCTGTCAAATGTACTAGAACCGTTAGACCCAAATTCGGGTGTGGTCCGTTTCAAAGGTAATACCGAAGCCACTACTGGTATGAGCGTGGACCAAGCCCGTGCAGTAGTAGATACAAATGCCAAAGCGGCCATGAACCGTAGACAATAAAGAAATAGTTATGACAGAAATTTTATTTTGGCTAGGAATTTTATTGTTTTTTGCGGTAGCAGGAGCAGTAATAGGATATGGATTGAAAAGAGACGAATTGTAAATTGCCTAGAGCAAAAAGGAGCATGTTATGTTAGAAACTTTATTTTGGATAGTAGTAGGCGCATTAATAGGGTGGAATTTTCCACAACCAGACTTTGCCAAAACAATTCAGGCCAAATTGGTTGACCTTTTTAAGAAAAAACAGTAAACTATAATAGTCGTAATTTACTGATTGGAGAAACAATCATGAAGAAGTTAATTGTAGCATTGTGCTTGATCGGCGCCACCGTATCTTCGCCGGTGTTGGCGTGGAATCACGGATATCGAGGCCCTGCATATTATAATAATGGGTATTATAATAATGGGTATTACAATAATAGGTATAATAATAATTATTGGGTAGCTCCTGCTATAGCCGGTGTGGTCGTTGGAGTGTTGGCCGCCAACTCGTATTATACACCACCTCCGGTGGTATATGTTCAGCCGCCGCCAACTTATTATGTTCAACAGCCAAGTCCGGCCAACCAAGGTCCACTAAATCCGCCACCGTTTGGCTATCACTGGCAACAAATTTTAGATGGTGGGTGTAATTGTTACCGTTGGGCAATACTACAGGACTAATAATGAAATTTAATTTTAATACTGTGATTACGGTGCTACTGGTAGTCCTGGTATGGGCTGCTGTGTATTTTAATTTTGTGTCCACAACACACATAAGGATGTAATATGGCATATTCAGAACAAGTTTTAGATCATTATGAAAATCCAAGAAATGTTGGCAGGATGGATCCGCTAGATCCTACAATAGGTACAGGACTTACCGGGGCCCCGGCTTGCGGTGACGTAATGAAACTACAAATCAAAGTTGAAGATGGGATCATTACAGATGCAAAGTTCAAAACATATGGCTGTGGGAGTGCGATTGCCTCATCGTCACTTGTAACAGAGTGGGTTAAGGGCAAGACGTTGGACGAAGCAGGACAAATCAAAAATTCAGCTATTGCCGAAGAGCTTTCGTTGCCCCCAGTCAAAATTCATTGCAGCATTTTGGCCGAAGATGCGATTAAAGCCGCCATTGCAGATTACAGAAATAAACAAAAGAAACAACAATGATCTCAGTCACACCCCAAGCCGCAAGCAAAATTGTCAGCAATCTAGACCGTAGAGGTAGTGGTATAGGTATACGCTTGGGCACAAGAACCACCGGGTGTAGTGGACTTGCTTATGTGTTAGAGTATGTGGATACTACAGATGAACACGATACTGTAATCAACTCAGACGGTTTTAAAATTGTAGTAGATCCCAAAAGTCTGGCTATCCTAGATGACCTACTGATAGACTATGTGCGCCAAGGACTCAACGAAGGGTTTGAGTTTACCAACCCTGCCGAAAAAGACCGTTGTGGTTGTGGAGAAAGTTTTAGGATTTGAAGATCATCAAAAGTGACAATGGCTTTCCTTATGCTTGGAAAGCTGGTCGTGTTGAACAATTAATAAGAGACATACTAGAACGCAAAGCACAAGAGCAACTAACAGTTGACTTGGTAATGCTTGTCAACCCCACATGGTTATTGGATCGAGACCTTGCCAAAGAAATACATGACGCTGCCCCAGATTTTATTATTTGTCATGACTTGGTAGATCCCACAATACCTCGAATTAAAAAGATCATTCAAGACAGCGGTGTGCCACACTTGTGCATTGGCAACTCCAATCAATGCAGATTGGATTTTTGGGCTATGGTGTGTGACTTAAACTTTCAGGCCTACACCAATAATGAATTAACATTAAATCCCAGTG